CTCTCTGCCGGTAAGTGTGCGGGTGAGTTGCTTGCCGTTGGCGAGGAAGGTGCCGTCTTTGTACCATTTGAGAGCGCCCAGAGCGATGACCTGTACATCTGTCAGTTCCTGGGGTCCGCGAAAGACGTGAGCTGTCAGAGTGCATTGATCATCAGTCCATTGCTGTGCGATGGAAATGCTCAGAGTATCGGCTCCATCCTTGCCGTTTGTCCCGTCTTTGCCATTGGTTCCATTGATTCCATCTTTGCCGTTTGCTCCATCCTTCCCCGTCAGTCTTGCAGGAGAGGATTCCGTGCTAGCGCCGGAAACATAGGTCGTTTTTATCTTTTGCCAGATGTACTTGCCCGCTGTCTCAGCGGGTTTTGTTGTACTCCAGCTGCCACCGGTGGGAGTATCTGGTGAAGTGGACAGATAGTAGAAGTACTCCACCTTCTGCTGTTGCAGTCCGTCCACTTTGTCAGTCACTGTCTCGACGGAGCTTTTGATCTCGTTGGCAGAAACCTTGATTTGTGCGTCGGCATAATCCTTCGCACCCTGCACTGCCGTATTGACTTCCGTCTTCGTGGCCCGCAAAGCAATGGCGTTGGCATTCTGCGTGATGCTTGTCTCCGCCGTCGTCACCCGGCTGGTCAGGTCCGAGATATCCCCCTGGATCCCGGCAATGTCCGTCTTGACCTTGCCGATTTCAGTGTTGGCTTTGTCCACATCACTTTGCGCCTTATCCACCGCAGCCTGAGCTTTATCCACCGCTGCCTGAGCCGCCTTAAGCTGGGTGTCTGTGGCTGTCTGGCTGGTTTGGAGGTCAAGCACTGCATCCTGCGCATCCTTGAGGTCCTGTTCAGCCTGCGCCAGCTTCCGTGCTGCCTCAGACTGACTGGACTGGAGAGAGGACAGGGTGCCTTGTGCTGCTGTCAGGTCACTGTTCAGACTGGCAAGAGTATCGTCAATGTCCTGCTGATTCTGCTGGTACTCTGTCTGCGAAACCTTGCTGGCAATCTCTGTGGCGTTGGCAGTGATCTGTGCCTGCAGGTCACCTTCCAGAGTGGTCACCTCGTTTTTGGTTGCGTAGGTATCACCAATGTCCAGCAGCATCTGCTGAGTCTTTGTGGCGATTTCATCCTTCGCTTCTTCCGCTGCATCTTTGGCTTCCTGCACTCCCGTCTTGATGGGTGTCAGCTCAGCTGCAACATCATCAGCTTTTGCCTTTGCCGCATTGGCCTGACTTACTGCATCGGCAGCCGCATTTGACGCCGCAGTGGCGCTGGAAAGGGCTGTCTCGGCCTTGGTGATTGCCTGTCCTGCAGCCAGCCATGCTTTCTCCAGTTCGGGTGTTGTGTAGGCTGTCCCGTTGGGGTCTTTGTAGACCGCCTTGATGCGGACCCATAGGTGCTTGCCGTCAACATAGTCCGGGTAAGCCGTCCCCCAGGAACCGCCTGTCTGGGCAGTATCAGATGTTGAAAGGTAGTATTCGTTGGTCAGAGAAACCAGTTTCTGTGTCTGTCCATTGGCTCCGTCATTGCCCTTTATTTTGGCCCATGTGTATCTCGCAGGGTCGGGGGAATCGACAGGGTTGCTGTCGTGATACTGTCCAATCCAGTCACCGTCTGGGCTGCTGAATGTCTGGCCGCCGTCGTTGGAATATTTGACGTGAAGATAATCCGACACACCATCCACCACATTGGCAAAGGTCAGTTCATATTCCGCCTTGATGGCTCCGGTGCTGTCAAAAGCCTTGAATCCGTACACCGCCATGTCATCAAAGTCCGTGCTGGAAACGGTCAGCGTTTTACCATTCCCACACTCAGTCCCTGCCTTGTACCAGCGGATCGTGAATTTGTCGGTGACATCGGTCACGCCGTCCCGGACAAAGGCTGTCAGTGTCGTAGTCCCTACACCGTTGACAAAGATGGTCCCGGCTGTGGAAGAGATACCGGCCTGATATGTCTTGTACTTTTCCACCAGCTTTTCCACCTGTGCCTGAATGGTGCTGGAAAGCTGTGATTTTACCTCGGTAAAGTTGTCAAAAGTGGTCTTGCATCTTGAAGGGTCAGTGAAACAGATTTCCTGCTCGACCACTCTTGCTTCCACATACAGCGTGGGAGTATAGGCGTCATCCTCAATGGTGAATCGGTCACCGATGGCACCGTCCACAAATCCATCTACCTCATACTCCAGCTTTGGCACAGAGTTCTTCCGCAGTTCGGCAAGAGCCCTGCCATACAGCATTTCCTGTGAGTCCACGTCGCAGTCCCAATACCTGGCAATATATCCCTCGGATTTTGCCGGATTGACAGCCGGGAATCTGTCCTTTGCAGACGGGTTGAGGATGTCCTCTCCCCTCAGCCAGCAGCCGTCTGATTCTTTGGCATGAGAATATCCAGCAAGAGTCAGACCATCCTTGCCCCTGGGACGAATGGCGGTGTACAGGTCAGAGACATCCGAAGTCTTTTTGATCCCTTCGATTTCCTTGCCGTACCGCAGGATTTCGCCTGTCCTATCCTTGCCGGTTTGCTTCACGATGTAGAGATTCATATGGGACAGAGAAAAATCCCGGTTCAGGACTGTCTGGAAATCCAATTCCACGTCAAAGCTGTTGGCAAGAGAAAAGAGGCGCTTCAAAATCGTCTCCCGTCCATCCCATTTCAGTTTCAGCGCCCTGTCCGCCACCTCATTGTGGATGATCCTGAGGTCCATCGTTTCAGCGCCCCACTGCTGGATGTAGGCGGCAAGAGTCTTTGCCTCGGGTGCTTCGTACTTGTCAACTTCCTCATTCAGGAATTCAAAAGTCAGACCAAAGCATTCAAAGGATGTGTATACCTCATCCTTTTCTGTCTTCACTATGTTGAGGTAGTAGTCCTTGTTTTCGTGTCTGAATGACAGTTTGTTTCCCACTTCGATGATTTGCGTATCCTCACCGGTAAGCACCTTGCCCTCAAAGGTGTAGGCTGACCCGGCAAGATACAGATGCAGGGCCTCATCGAAGTAGTGGATGGCGTCCGGTCTGTCATTGTCCAAAAAGCCCAGGACATCATCCCGGGCGTTGAGGATCGCAATTCTTGGTGTACTCATAGCCATGCCTCTCTTATCCTTGCAACAACGGTCGGTTTAGGGGAGCAGAAGGATGAGAAGTAGAGTTTGACTTCCGTCTCCCCTGGCTCGGCCTTGAACCACTTCGTCCCCAGAATCTCATCCTGTGGCTTCGGCATCCCGGCCACCAGAAACTGACCGGTGTTGCCGTCGATTTCCAGCTTTGACCCCTGCCAATAGCGGTTGGGAACGTCACGCCATTTGTTGACGTTGCATTTATAGAAATCCAGTGTGTCAAACCCGGCACAGTACATCCGCTTGTTGGGCTGCTGTGCCCACACCTTGCATGTGACCTGCACTTTGGCTGCCACAAGGTTCGCCACTTCTGGGCAGTTGTAGGTGAAATACCCTCCCCAGTAAAAGAAGGTGATTTTGGATCCCTCTTTCTTGAGGTCAACGTGTCCCCAGTCTCCGTACCAGGGATTGTCACTGTGAGTGTGACTGGTCTGATAGGTCCAGGACCTGAGCACATGTCCAGCGTTGACTGCACTGGACGCCTGACCGCCAACTGTGATTTCGTACACCCCGGTGTTGCCGGACATGTCTGTTTTGTACCAGGTCATCCCTGCGATCAGCTGATTGTCGGCAGTCACGACATTGACCGTCATTTCCCCTGTCTGTCCCATCTGGGAGGCCCAGAAACACAGGTGTCCGTAAAGGTACCAGTTCTGAGCACCGGAAGCGCCGTTGGAATCTGCAGGGATGGTCAGGGTCCTGAGCCCACCATAGGCGTTTCCGGAAGCTGTGCCGGGGTTGTCAAGGCACAGGTAAGTCCGGCCATTGTAGCCCATGGTTTTCAGGGTGCCTTTGCATCCATAGTTCGGATGCATGACATCATGCCCGTTTGTGTCGTTGGGGGCAGAAATGAAGTTGTTGATATTTAGCAAGTGCTCCATCTGCTGATAGGTCACGCCGTCCGCTTCTTCCCGCTTGCCAAACTCCATGGCGCCGTGCTCGGAAGCAATCCCGACATAGCCGTTTTCGTGGTTGTGTGTGATTTCGTAGCGGATGGGGACAGGGACTGAGCCGGTATTTTCCACCATGATTGTTCCTGCGCCGTCCATCTGGAAAGTCTTCTCTGTGGTGGAGTACTTGAACGGATCCGTGCAGAAAATCTTGAATTCCCCCGTCGTGATGTTGCTGCCGGGTTCGGGATTTTCGATTTCGGATTTGGTCCCGATGAAGTATTTGTCCGGTTCATCCGCAAAAACGACCTCGACCTGGGCTGGCTGCAGCAGTCGGCAAAGCTGGTTGAAAGCTTGCCGGAATTCGAAGTTCGACTTGGCCGCAAGCAAATACCGAACAGTGATGACCCTGGCAGGGATCCGGCTATTAAGAAAGATTTCACCATTCATCCCGGCAATGGTGTTGGTGTTTATTTCCGTGGAGATGAGTTCACGGCCAGAAACATGAAGTGTCCGATAACCGGACACCTCATTTTCCAGCCACTTCCCGTTGATGCGCACAGCTTCATCAGGCAGGGATTCCGTTGCTGCGGTGGTTTGTCTTACTGTGTCAACAAATTTGTATGTCATCTGTCTCCTCTCAGTTTCTGCTTGATGATTTCCTTGCGCTGCTGTTCTTTGGTCATTTCGTCAGCTGTCGCCCTGGCAATCTCCCTGTCGTTGACGTTGATGGATACAGTCGGGTAAACCTCCACATTCAGGCCGTAAGTCTCATCAACCGACATGGAACCGCCGGCAAAAGAGGCGCGTCTGGGAGCTGCGAACTGACCGTAGGAAATCAGGTCATTGCCAGCCCTGGCGACCATCTTCTGGGTCTTGTCCATACCGATTGCAAGGCCTTCGCCGATGTAGCCACCGATTTCCATGAACACCCTGGAAGGGGAATGCACTTTGGCGGCGGCCGCTGTGGCTCTGGCTGCAGCATTGGCAAGAGACGCCGCAATGCTCTGCACTCTGCCAAGCTGAGACGCCATGCCGTTGGCCAGCCCCATTCCGATGTAAGCGCCGGCGGAGAACGCAGCACCGTAGAATCCGGACATGGCCGCCACGGCAGAAGAACATGCGGATCTGGCGATTGCAGGCATCGGGGAAACGCCGGACCTCAGTCCAGTGCTGGCTCCAACGCCCATGGCTCTGCCAGCCGAAGACATTGCAGAAACACCGGACGTCATGGCCCTGAGCATGGAGCTGACGCCGGAAGTGACTGACCTTGTGGCGTTTCTCATTCCGCTTGTGATGCCAGAAACAACTGTGGACATTCCAGATCTGACAGCAGACGCCATCCTGGACATGCCAGCAGCCGCAAGACTGCTCATTGTCGCAAAGGACGCAGTTGCTCTGAGCGCGGCAGACGCAAGGGCTGTCAGTGCTCCGCTTGCGGAAGATGCAGCGCCAGAGACTCCAGAGAATCCAGAAGCCATGACCAGTGCTGCAGATCCGGCCGATGTCGATGCAGCAGTGAGCTGGGTCAGCCCGGCCGTGAATACTGACAGTCCTGCGACAGCTCCAACCAGTCCAGCCATGGCGGCGACAGTGGAAGCAGAGAACTTGGTGATTGCGTTGGCTGCCGTGGTCACCTGGGGAGCACACGCGCCGACCTGCTGCAGCTGTGTCGTGATGCTGCTGAAATTCTGCATTGCGGCAATGGCACCTTCTGCGGACGCCTGAATCATCGTGAGTCCAGTGCCCAGTGCCTGCATCTGAGTGCCTGTGTCGCCTAAGCCCGAAGAGGCAGCGGCAATCAAACCAATGCCTGTAGCTACAGTCCCAAGACTGGCGCCCATGTCAAGCAGGTTAAGGTTGGTGATCTTCTCAACACCTCTTGCAAGTGCTTCGAAGCCACGTCCACAATTGAGGGCTGCCTTTCCGACAGAATCAATCACTCCGGAGAGTCCATCAAAAAAGCTCTTGATGAGCCCGCCGACAGAATCGATAACTCCCGACACTCCATCCAGAGCATCCTCAATCGCACTGCCGAACTTTTTAATTGCATCACCAATCGAATCAATGATCGGTCTAACTTCGCTCAGCAGATTGGAGAAAGCGTCGATGATTTCCGGCAGCTTGGAAACAACCGTTTCCACCATCTTGGTGATGTTGGGGATGAAAGGACCGCAGGCTGTGATGATCTGTGCGATTGCGTTTCCAGCAATGGCAACCAGCTGGTTAAAGTTCTGCATCACAACATCCACAAGCGGAGTGATTGCTTCGGCGATGGTTGCGACCGCATCGGCAATGCCTTGGGCACATGTGGCAAATGCGTTCGCAAAGTTTTCGACATATGGCGCAATGGCGGTCAGAACTTCCGCCAGAGCCGTTCCGATTGCCTCAACGATCGTCCCGATCGCATCACCAAGGGCTGTGACAAACGGAGCCGCATTGGCGAACGCAGTGCCCACACCGGCGATGATTGCAGCCACACCCTGTCCCTGGGAGGCCACAAGGGCCAGCGCTGCGCCAATGGAGATGATGACGGCTGAAAGCGCCAGCAGGCCGACAGGATTGGCCATCCGAGAGGCAGAAGCAATGCCCTTAAAGGCGATTTCCAGCCCTTTGCCGATGCCTTTGGCGGCGTCAGCAATGGCGGTTCCGGCGCTTTTTACAACATTTGCAATTCCATCGAAAGTAGAAGTCAGGATCTGAGCAAGTTTGCTCTTCATCTGACATGCGGTTTTCGTTGAATCGTCAGCGCTCTTTTTGAAGAGTTTGGCAAATCCTTTCAGAGGATTGAATCCCTGGAGGAACTGCAGCCCACTGTCCATTCCCTTGATTGCCATGACAACAGCTGTGATCCCGGTCACGACATTTCCCAGAACATCTCCATCGATACCAGCAATGAAGTCGGCAACAGCACTGGCAGCATCCGCAAGGACTCCGACCATCTGCACAAACAGGTCCAGTAGCTTATCCAGCGCCCCAGACCGGGACATCGTCATAAACATGTCATTCACGACCTGCCCGACCTTGCCGAATGCAGTAGCCACTTTGTTTGCAACACCTGTGTCTGCCATTTTCTGGAACACCTGGCTGACGATTTCCAGCAGTGCCCTGAATTTGGCTGTGATACCGGACAGGACACCAGCCAGGAACGACATGTCGATGGATCCAACCATGTCACCAAACGCTCCGGCGACCTCGCCAACCAGATTGGCCAGATTTGCCAGCTGCTGAGTGATTTGCGGAAGCGCTCCGCTCAGGAAACTCTGGAAAGCCTTGGAAATGCCATCACCGAGCTTTTTGACGCCTGTCATGATCGGCTCAAAGGCTCCGGAGCCCATGGACGTAATTTGGGCAATCATCTGCGCTGCGGCCGTCTGAGCTCCCTTGAATCCCGTGTTGATGAGGCCTTTCAGGCTGTCGATCATGCCGGCAATGCTCGTGCCGGAAGCCGCAAGACCTTCGTCAATGGTTGTCAGCAGGTTCGCCATTCCCTTCTTGCCAGCGTTGGCAAGGTTTTTCAGAGATGTGCCGATACCTTCGATTGACTTCCGGGCCGTCTCCGCCATTTTGGATCCAGAACCGGCCACCTTGATAAGCGCATCGTTGAACTGGTCCAGGGAGATGTTCCCCTTTTGCATCTGATCGTACAGTTCCTGAGTGCTGCCGGAAGCGATGCCCAGTTCTTTTGCGACTTCTGTGAGAGCATACTTGCCGGCTGTCTGCATGGACATCCATGACTGCATATCCGGCTTACCGTTGGCAAGCATCTGAGTGTACTGTGTCAGTGCCCGGTCAGCGTCTTCGGTGGATGCCCCGGATGCTAGCATGGCGTTGTTGAATGCAATGGCAGTGTCCGTTCCTTTGTCCATGTCGCCCAGTGTCAGGGTCAGGTTTTTGGCATTGGCAACGATGCCGTCCAGAGTGGTTGGCAGTCCGTCAATGCCGTCAGACATTTTCTGAATGTTGGCCTGCGCCTGGTCTGCAGAGTAACCCATCTGGGACATGACCTTCGGGAACTGCTGCAGGGTGTCGTATCGGCTGATTGCCCCGTCAATGGAGCTTCCCAGGGCCGAGAAAGCCTTCTGACCGGCTGACTGCAGGAAGCCAAAAGCGACAGTCCCGGCTGCATTTGACAGGGCTGAGAGCTTCTCTTTTACGCCCTGGACCTTCTGGTTGAACGGTCCGTCCTTTGCGTCAATAGTCGGTTCGGCTTTGGTAGTTGCCAGTGCCTTGATCTTTCGCCCTGCCTCGCTGATCAGCTGACTCGCCTTGTCTTTGGCATTGATGATGATGTTCTCCGGGTGAGCTGCAACCTGCTTCAGGCTGGATGCAACCTTGCGGATCTTCTCGGTTGCCTTGTCCTTTGCGTCCAGTTTGGCTGTCGCATTCAGGGCCTTGATCTGGTTGATTGCGGCCTTTGCCTGCTTTGCTGCCGGACTCGCCTTGTCCTTTGCGCTCAGAGTCGCTTCCGCCTTCTGGCTGTCAGCCTTTTTCAGTGATTCTGTGACTTTCTCGACGATGGGGGATGCCCTGTCGTCGGCTGCCAGTTCTGTCTCCGCTTTGGTCTTGTCCAGGCTTTCGGCTGCCCGCTCCACCTTGTTGATGGTTGTGGTGGCTCCGGCATCCTTGGCCTTGAGCATGATGCTGCCGATTTGCTTGACGGTGGAATCCAGCGATTTCAGCGTGGATTCAACGCGTTTCAGGGCATCGGTAAGTCCGTCATCTTTGGCGGAGAGAATGGCCTCGACCTTGTGACTGCTCACGTCATTCTCCCTTCTTCTGCTTCTCCTGCAGATACTTTTTCATGGCCCGGATGTAGGGGTTCTCTTCCTTCTTCCGGGTCTTTCTGGTTTTCGATGTTTCCCGCTTCAGTTCCTTTTCGTAGTCGAACAGGTCGTTCATCCGGTGATAGATGAGCCGGCCTTTCCTGTCCCGGAGCGTCGCCTTGTTGTTGGCAAAGGCCTGCGCATGGATCCAGTATTCCCGGTCGATGTTCTTGAGCCTTTCAGCCTCACAAAGCAGCCGGTATTCCTTCATGTCCAGATTCAGGACCTGCTCCATGGTGTTGTGTCCGAAAAAGCGAAAACAGGTAACAGCGGCGTCTTCGATGATTTCGTCTATGCGGAAAGGCTGGGCGTTTCCGTTGTCTGCTCCGCGATGATTCCCATCTTTTTCAGACGCAGCCTGCAGACATTCGCTTTCGACAAAAAACCGATGACCTCATTCAGCAGTGCCTCGGGGTCTTCGCAGTCGTCCTCGATGTAGGATTCAACCGCCGTCCGTTCCAGAGCGGGCTTCTGCCCCGCATTCAGCGCCCAGATCAGGTCCACCAGATAGCGCAGGTCTCCTGTGTCCCGGGCCATGACGATGGCGTTTGCCAGACCCATGTCGATTTCGGAATCTCCGGCAGCCCGGCGGTCCATGGTCTCGATTTTCTTCAGGAAGGCAAAGGAAGCCTTGAGCGGATAAGTTTTGTTGTTGATGGTGATTTCCATGTTTTCCTCGTCTTTCTACAAAAATAAAGGAGCCGATTTCGGCTCCTTGCTTGATTGGTCTAGGCTGCGGCCTTTTTCAGCACGTCTTCGAAAACGTACTGTGCCATCTCCTGCTGTTCTGCAGTCAGGGTCGCAAAGCCGTGCTGCGGTTTCTGTTCGCCACCGAAGTCGATGGACAGCTCCGCGAAGTCCTCAGAGTTGGAAGATTCTTCGATGTTCGTGATAAAGCCCTGGGCGTACTCCGCCTTGAATTTTCCGGAGTTTTCTCCGCTTCCGGCTTCGTCCATGTTGATTTTCCAGAGCTCGAACTTCTCATCGTTCATCATCGCGTCCTGGTAATCCTGATAGGTTGTGTCACCCTTTGCCACCAGAGAGGTCAGGGAGTATTCGACTTCCGCTGCACCCGGGACACGGACGGTGCCGCTTTTGGTCTTCACAGTGTCTGCATCCTTGGAAATGCTGCGGCTTCCTTCCTTCTGCCATGCCAGCACCTTTGCGTTTTCTTCGGTCTGTTTCGACAGCTGACGCAGTGCAAAGATGATCTTGGATCCCTGGACAGGGTCTCCATCGGCAAACAGCTGCAGGTCAATAATTCTGTTTTTGGTCATTTTTTCCTCCAGTATTTGAATTCGAAAATAAGGACCCCATGCATCAAGGGGTCCTTTGTTGTGTTGTCGGGAATGACTGATTCCTCGCTTCCGCTCAGGCACCAGCCAAAGCTGTCTGTTTCGTTGATGGACCTTGCCAGCGCCTTGGCTTTCAGCATCATCAGGCTCAGATCTCCGCGTCTTCTGGGGTTGTTAATCCAGATGTTGACGGTGATGGACATCCGCCCGAAGGCAGCTCCTTTCACCAGAAACTCTGCGATGTCCTGAGTGTCTCCAAGATGCACGAAAGGATAGGGCGTCCCATCCGGTGGCAGGTCTCCATCAAACACAGAATCCGGCCACAGGGACCGGAGTTTGAGAAGCATCGCTGTGTACAGTTCCTGAGATGCAGGCATGTCACAGCTCCTTCATGATGAGTTTTTTCATATCGTCCAGAAACACCTCTTTCTGCTGGTCAAAAGCTGGTTTCATGTAGGGTTGGGCAGCCATGAATCTGGTGCCCATTTCGACGTATTCCGCGTAATCGACAGTGGCGTTGACCTTGCCAACCAGTCCGCCAGACCCCACGGAAGGGATGATGGAGCGTTTCAGCTGACCGTGAGCTCCGCCCGGGTTCGTCTTCTCGGTGGAAATGGGCGCCCTGTCCTTGGCCTTCTGCGTCAGTTCTGCGGTGTTCAGTCTGACAACCTGGGAAATCTTTTCCTTGCTGACGCCTTTCAGCAGCTTCTTTTCGAGCTGGCTGAGGCCCCTCATGTCGATCTTGCACCTCATTCCGGCACCTCGGAGACGATGAATGTCTGCTTGGTCCTGAGCTTTCTGGTCAGGTCGATTTTATAGGTCTTATCGTCAATGCGAATCAGATCCGGCTGCTTCCAGCGGCCAATCACATGCAGCGTCTTGCTCCCCTGGGGAATGCGGTCATAGAGCAGACTCAGCATGTCGGTCCCTGTGTCCATGACACTGGCCCAGACAGGGAAAACGTGTTCCTTGTCCGTGTAGTTGCCGGTTTTTGGATCGTAGTTCCCGGGTATCCGCTTAACGAAATAGACTTTTCGGTCGTACCTCATATAAACCGAATCTTTCTGGAAATGTCTCCGGCATGGGCTTCCTTCCACGCCTCGATGTCATTGGCGAATGCTGCAAAATCATCCGTTGCCTGGTAGGTGATGCTCTCCCCTTCCACGTTGTGGGATGACATGCCTTCTGAGCCGATGCGGTTGAACCGCAGGACAGTCACTTCTGTGACGATATAGGCCAAAGCGGCCGGAACTTCATCCGTGCCCAAAAGAGAGCACAGACGCTGCTGCACCAGCCGCATGATGGTCATCAGCTGCGGATCCCTGTCATCGTCGTCAGGGAATCCCAGCAGCGCCTTGATCTCTTCCAGCACGGTTTGACCTATTCGGTTTTCGCTGTGTCGGCAGTCACGGCCACTTTGATGACAGCGGACAGGTCTTCGGGGAAGAATTTGACGCCGGACATCACCAGAGTGTCCACGGTTGCGCGGTCAGTAGCCAGGCTGTGAGTCATGCCAACCAGCCCGGTCTGGTCAGAGGTCAGGCCAAAGGTGTTGGCGACTTCGCCGTTGGATGTCGGGATGTAGGCGCAGAACAGGTTTTCTTTGGCGGTCGCCACCACGGTGCCTGCAGTCAGGGCCGGAGTGATGAAAGTGTCTCCCATGCCCAGGAAGTTTTCGATGTAGGACATGCCGAAAGCAGTCTGCATGGTCACTTGAGCGGTAGCGAGATATTGGGCAGCGTCAGCGGTGCTGATGAAATAGATCGGGGTAGCATCAACATCATCAAACTTTGTCTGCACAGCTCCCCATGCGGCCGCCATGGCTGCCTGCAGGCCGGTAGCAACAGCGGTTGCGGTACCTGTGCCGGTGCCCAGCAGCGTGAAGAAGCTGTCCTTGATGTCCTTCTGGATGGACTTGATAAGCACCTGGTCGGTCTGGTCCACTGCGGTGGTGCGTCCGATCTTCTGGATCGCCTCTGCGGAAGTTGCTTTACGGTACTTGCTCAGGGCGATCTCGAAGGTGTTTTTCAGCTTGCGCTCGATTTTGGTCAGGCCGATGACTTCACCTTCTGCTGCTGCAGTAGTCGGTTTTGTCTTGACCTTTGTTTCGTACATTTTGATGGTTGTTCCAACCGCCATGGGGATCATCTCGTTGGCAGAGATGACACGCAGCAGGGTGCTGATGTTTTCAGACATCCGGCTGGTCAGGTCAATGGAGACTGCCGGTTCCAGGTCAGCTGCGGCGGTCAGGTTGGCTTCTGCAGCAAACATCTGCAGGTCGATTTTTTTGGTCATTTTTTCCTCCTAGTTTTTAAAGAGTTCCATGTTGTCGCTGATGAGTTTCAGGCGCTTTGCACGGTCCTTCTCTGCCATGATCTGTTCTCTGGTCAGGGTGGAAGTGGCTCCGGCCTTGGGCTCAGTGACATGCACCCGCTTCTTCACGGCTTCATCCACGGCAGCGTCAAAAGCCCTCGTAAATTCGTCGATGGACGCCTTCGTTTCTTCGGCGTCTGCTCCGATCAGGCGGGAAATCACAGTGTCTGCGAAGGAGTAACCGCGTGTCTGCAGTTCATCGCGGGCAGCCTTCATCATTGCGTTTTCCTGTTTTTCCAGCTCAAACCGGTGGACCTTTTCTTCCAGGTCCTTCATCCGCTGGGCATTGCGTTCAGCCTCAGACATGTTTTTCAGCCTTTCTGCTTGAGCGGCTTCCGCTTCTTTCTGGGCTTTATCAGCAGCTTTTTCCTGCTCCCTCTTGATGCGGCTGGCAATCAGCTGGTTGATGGCTGCCTGCTGTGCATCTGTCAGGGATGCAAGAGGATCCTGATTCTGTTCAGGTGGCTCGTTGCCCTTGGGAGCTGCGGGAGTCGTTTCTGCTGCGCCCTCGGCAAAAAGCTGGAGGTCGTAGCACGGGTACAGAGATTTGATAAATTCGGTCATGTTTTTCCTCCTAGAGTTTTCGGGGTCTTCCTGTCTGGACCACTGTTTCTGCGGAATTAAAAAGGGCTCCGCAGGAACCCTCCAGCTTTTAACGCCTTCCGTACTGGGCGATGTCGTCATCCGTCAGGATGTCGTGACCTTGATGTTTTTGGGGTAGTTGTCTGCAATGGCAGACACCGATGTGATAAACGCCTTCATGAGCAGAGTGGACGCTGAATCTGGGTAGTCGATGGTCAGGTTGTATCCATCTTCGGCTTCAACCACGCTCATAAGACAGTCAGAGTGCGCGTTCAGAGATGTCACAAGACCGCCATAGAGAGCCGAGACAGCGGCGCAGACAATGTCCGTGCCCTTTGGTGCGTATCCGGCATGCCCAGTGATCTGACAGGCTGTGAGGCCTTTTGTGGTGATTTTAATCACAGGGCACCCGCTTTCTTCATGGCCTTTTTCAGTTTGTGCTTTCTCCGCAGGTCCCCAATCCATTCAAAAGAGGCCAATAACCCCGCGAAAATAAGCGCCAGGAATCCCAACACAAGGACAAGCGTCCAGGGGATCCAGAACGGAGAAAGTACCCATAGCCATGGGATGGCTGTCAGGTTCAATGCTTTCAGGATAACCAGAATGGTTCCCAGCAGGTAAAACCAGCTGAAACCGAGTTTTGTGTCTTTGTCTTCCTTCATATGTTTCCTTTCTTCAAAAGAAAAAGAGCCTTGTGGCTCTTCTGTTTTATGTTCTGCTTTTTTGATAAAAAGAAAAGCCCTGAATTAGGGCTAACATAAAGATGGCATAATAGGCTTTGTATTTTTCCACTTTTCGTAGATCTTGCGGATGTTTTCGGGTGCATCATCACGTAAGACCATTCCATCTTCTTCCCAAGAAAAAATAAGCCACGGTTGAAACTGTTTTCGCATTTTTACTCTTTTTTCATCATATACAGTCATTTTAATGTGTCTTCAATGAGCGTCTGTAAAATCGGGTCTCTTAAACCGTTTCTCTGAATCAATACACACCCATCCGCTATAAGTTCGTTCAGTTTCTTATCTTCAAAAAAGCCGTCTGCCGCATTAGCGCTAACATATTTTTCTATATACAGAGGATCCAAAGCTAACTGATTACGAACATATGTTCTAAGCTCATTTTCCATCCTTTCTTTTGCCTCTTCTATTGTAGCATTTTTATTAGTGTTGGAATCTTTTGCAGTTTTGATTTTATCCCAGTGCTTCTTATGAGCAAGTTCATGCATTAGCGTCTCTTCCCCAGTTCTTGCCGCAAAATATCCTTTGTCTTTTTCATAACGCTCAATTTCATCCTTTTCGAAGAGTTTCTGACTTATGTACAGTTTGTTTTTTTCGTAATCATATGCTGCCAATCCCGGAATATCCTTGTCATTCATGATGTAGACGCCGTCCAACTTTAAGCCTTTGCCTACAGTTTGAAGAATCCTCTTCGTTTCCTGCAACGCCTTTTGAGCATACTTAGAATTTGTCTGTGTATAAAAAAGACCAAATTCATCTGCTTGATGGAATTTATATTTGCCTTTTCCAAAGCTGACAGTTTTCTTGATGGCTTTACCCATGAAATCAAATCCGACCGCTTTATCACGACTCAATGCTTTCCACTCCTGCCAGCTAATGCCCGACTTCTCATAGTCGGCCATCCATTCATCGAAGTGTGAAACATCCTCATCAGATATCTTGTCAATTCCCAGATCCTTCTCCATCTGTTCCCGGTCAACGGCAGGAGCAGTGAAACACCGGCAGTTGGGGTGAAGTGGCGGAGCGGTCTTCCCAGGCTCCATTTTCCGCATAGGATAAGTGCGTCCATCATGCTTTCTGCATTCTGGACAGCAGCTTGGATTGGTCAGGTACATGAAGTCGTTGAAGCCACACTTTTCGTATGCATCCTGTTCTGCTTGCGTCTGCACTCTGGCCAATTCTGTCCTCATGAGACGTGAGGCCTGCGCTTTAGTGGTGTTCCCAATTTTCTGGAGCTTCCGTGTGAATGGTGCTGCCCCTTTGCCCAGGATGAGGCATTCAGACAGCGCCTTGTTAAGCTGCTTCTGCAGCTGCGTCTGCTGTTTTCCCCAGATTCGCTTGGAAAACTCCTGTCCGTGGAATGACGCCCTTGCGATGGTCTCCACCATAGGCTGCACATCATCCAGAACGGTGTTCCCGAGGATCCCGGCCTGATGCTGAAATGTGTCGTAGGTCCGCTGCCAAAGTGCCATGTCGATGGTCTCTTCCACTTTGGATTGAGCCTTTAAAATACGCAGTTTCATCTGCGATTTGAGCATTTCCAGCCGGTTGATGCGCATTGTTGCGTTGTACCTGAGCATTTCCTCGTTGGCTTCATCCGAGAAGTAGATGGAAGCCCGCTTGTCTGTGCCTTCCGCAAAGTCCTTCGCTGCCAGTTCACAGTAAAACTTGGCCCTCGTCGCATACCAGTCAATGTCCGTCTTTTTCAGGTACTTCACGGCTTCCGCCATGCTCATTTCGGCATTGTTGGCGAACCGGCTGTAAAACAGTGCGATTTCATCGTCCAGTTCACTGATCATTCTTTGATAGATCTGGTCAATCAGGTCTTCCCAGTCTTTTTCTTCTTTTTTCAGGCGCTTGAGGTTTCTTTCTTCCCTCTTGCGCCAGTATTCGTAGCCTTCCGGGAGCGCAGTCATGACTGCCTTTCATCGTCTTCTTCCGGCTCTTCCTCGGTATCCTCGTGTTCGTGAGCGTTGAAATCGTCCAGCGGTTCCGGCTGGGCCTTTTCTTCTTCCTCGATGCGCTCCAGTTCAGCCTGCACGTTGTCTACGATGGACAGAGTTTCCAGCTGCGTCTGCCTGGAGACGATGCCTGACAGCTGCGCCGCCGTCTGAGCTTCTTCAAGCGCGTTTGCGGGCAGGTTCGGTGTGAACCTGTACCGAAGTTTTCCCCAGTCGTCAGCCTTCACCTTGCCGTTGATGAGGGGATGCGAGAACAGCAGCTGCCACCGGCGGTTCATGCCGGATTCGAACTTCCTCTGTTTCGCCTTGAACAGGTTCAGGGTGTTCAGCAATTTGTACTGCATGGCGATGCCGCTGGAAGTGCCGAACTTCTCATCATTGATATTCGGCACCATGCAGATCTGGTAAATCAGCCGCTCCATCGTCGTAAGCAGGTGCTCCTGGGTTTCGTCGGCGTTCGGTTTGCCCATGAACTCCACCACCAGCTGCTCCCCACCGATGTTTTCGAGGTTGATGATGCGCTGATTCCGCAGCTCCAGCTTGTCCGCTTCGTCCATCTTGGCCCCGAGGATCTTCAAGTAAGCGTCTGCGAAGTAGTCAACATCGTTGGCTTTTTCTGATAACGCTTTGTTGAATCCGTTTATCAGCGTCATGGCAGATTCGTAGATGCCCTGCCGTTCGTCGTTTTCGATGAATTCCGCCGCCGGTACTCCGTCGAAGTTGTGAGGGATGGCGTCTGTGATGACATAGCTGCCCTCGTTGCGCTTGAAGTAGTAAATGTGCGTGGCATCGGAATAGGATCCTACTTCTTCGTCATCGGCATTTTTGTACCAGTGCACGAAATAGAGGGGGTCCTCAACGACTCCTTCGTCGTAGATCATGAATGCCTCGGTTGGCGCCAGGTAAGTGATACCCAGCGTCTTGTTCCGGGTCACAAAGTACATTTCGTATGCCTTGCCGTAGATTGATGTCAGCTTTGCCAGTTCGGCGTTGTTGTCGTCCTGGTCATTCATGTTCTGGACCTGCTCCACGATTTCAGCAATGGCTGTTTCGTCACATGTCGTCTTGACCGGGTTACCGATGAAGAATCCATTAAAAGTGTCGACAATGTACTTGGCGAAGTTCACGACCAGCCGGTTGTCTGGCTTGTATTGCGGCTTTGCTTTCTGGCTCAGGATCGGGTAAACGCCCTTGTAAGCATCTCCCAGGGGCTTGTATCGCATGGCAACCTGAGCCTTTGCTTTCGCGATATACTCCGCCAGAATGTCCGGCGTCATCTGTGTGTCTCTTGAGATTCTAAAAATCACATGTCCTCTCTTCCACCCGGTTCAACCGGACCTTCCTGTCTTTGCGCCACTCCTCGACTCCATATCTCAGGGCAGCGATGGCGTCATCAAAAAAGGGAACCGGGTCATCCAGGTAAGTGTTGGACTTTTCGTCCTTCTTCCACTTCCACTGACTCAGTTCCTTGATCGTGTTTTTGCATGATGGATGGACAAAGATGCGCCGTCCCTTGAGCCAGTCTATCTGTGACTTGACTGAGTTCGGCTCCTTGCTGACAGGCTGGCATTTGTATCCGGCCCGCCGCCACATCTTGATGCGGTCAGGCTCCGCTGAATCTGCCCAGATCCGGCGATTCTTTGGCAGCCCCCGTTTGTTGGCAATGTCTATCCATTCTTCATTGTCTTTTTCGTACCCGTAAATCTCGTTCAGGATGAAAATGTCACCGTCTCGGTATCCCAATGTCAGGATCGCCTGGGCGTGGTTGTATCCGAAGTCCATCCCGATGCAGATGTCGGAATAGTCCTCGAAATTCTGGCTGATGTCGTCCGATTTCCAGTTCTGGAGAATCAGCCCGGCTGTCTCGCCCCATTCCCCAATGCCATAGACCCTGTATCCTTCCGGGTCCCGCTCTTTTCGCATCATCATCCGGCGATGATAGGCCTCGTCAATGAAGCGGTTTTGGAGATAGTTGCTCTGATGTGTGAACACATCCGGGTGCTGGATGTCGAAATACTTGGATTTTATCCAGTGAGTCGCCGAAACCGGGTTGAAGCTGAAAGTCATTTGGTAAAACAGGTTCGGATTGAATGACAAATCGCCTCGAAGGCGGTCATCCAGAATGTCCACATCCGCCTCGTACAGCTCTGTGGCTTCCTCGATCCAGATCCATGTGAGTTTTCCGTTGGCGAATGTGATGGACTTGACCTTTTCGCGCTGTCCGTCGTCCTTCATGCCCCGGAAAATAACCATGTTTCCCGTTATCCTGCAAATCAGCTCCATGGGGTTTTGCCTTATCTGCCAGTAGAGTTCTGCATGGGATCCGAAAATTTTGTAAATGGCGCTTCTCAGTTCTGCGTAGGTGCTGTCCTTGTTGGATGAATCCACTTTGCGGACACACAGCAGGTTGGCGCCTTTGTATTTCGGATCCGACAGCTTGAGGATGAAGTCCTGGGCGATGTTCACGCTTTTTCCGGAGCCTGCGCTTCCTTTGGCCAGTCTGTACCGTTTCCGGCAGGCATTGAAATCCTTGAACGAAGCATTGAAACCGACCTTAACCGTCTTCGCCATAGTCCACCTCGATCTTGATGCTCATGTCGCCTGTCAGATTGACGTTTTTCTCGAACAGTCCATGGGCCTTTCCCAGCAGCTCAGCGGCCTTGTTTCGGTCCCTGGAGCTTACCCTGACCTCTTTGGAGATTCCGTCCATGGTCAGCAGCTCGTCCTGCTGTTCGCCTCTCATGACTGCTGTCAGGTACTCCATGACTTCCTGCGCATCAGCTGTCTTTTCGGTCTGGATCTCTTTCATCCGTTGCTGGATGTACTCTTTGACCTCGGGATAATTCAGCATCCTGCAAGAGTTTGCGTAGGCCGCGCTTTCACTTTTTGTGTTTCTGTAAACGGCCAGGTATGCCTTTGCGGCCTGGAAGCCGTTTGCAAGGTATTCGTCCGCGAACATCTTCTGTTTGTCTGTCATGTCGGCCTCCTTTCCGGGTTCCTGTCAAAAAACCAGCAGCCGTTGAAAGGGGTAGAACGGCTGCCAGTTTTCAGAAGGGGAACATATGAAGACAGGGCCCTGCAGGGCTTGAACCTGCAACGGTCATGCGACCGCCCCGCCAGATGGTTAAGGGCCCATGTGTCCACCTCTCAAAGCCGGAGACCATAGGCGACGCAAATGCGACATGGAAAAAGCTAAAGGTGTTCATCACCATGGTCTCCAGATTTCATGGGTGGCAAGCGTTCAGCAGAACATCACTTGCAAAAGATATTTCTTGAAATGCTTCAGCATTTCTATTTGGTCCTGCTCATGCTGCATTTCCATTTCGTACAAAAATTGTTCAGCTGAAATGTACTTCTGGATATTCATGTCAGCGAAGTACCGAACCGGGAAGCGGTCCAGGATCTGGGGTCTTATGTTCAACCCCGTTTGCTCCTTGCTCAGGAACTCCGGCATCCCTTTTTGAAGGATCCGATAAAAGAAGAATGCATCCACTCTGTCCCGATCCGGTTCGATTACGCAGTATTTTGAATCGACCGTCTGGTCTTCATGAAGATACACCAGCTGTCCTTTAGTAGCTGACACCTGCAGAAGCGTGCATCCTTTTGGATATACCTTGCCTTTCTTGGCCCGCTCATAAGTGGCTACATCAGGCAGCTTACACCTGACTGTTTTGGCGTTGATCATAGGTTGGTCCACTCCTCGAACAGCTCCACGAATTCCTGGAACTCTTTTCCAGTTTCAACGTTTTCGGCCTGCATCTGTTTCATCATTTCCAGAAGCTCCAGCTCCTGCTGCTTTATTTCCTTGTGTCGGTCAATGATGGCCCGCATGGACTCCGTCGGCGGTGGCAGCACTTCTTCCTCGAAGTTTGACACGTATCGCGGGATATTCAGGTTGTAGTCGTTTTTCTCCAGCTCCTGGAACGTCACCACATGAGCCAATTTGTCGATGTCACGGCGCATTTTGTAGGCGCTCATGACGGTTTCAATGTGCTGCGACTCCATGATGTTCTGCTTCGGCCTGTGCGTCATTTCATTTTCGGCGTTGATGACCAGTAGGTCGTCAGAGTGATTGCGAAAGACCATGACAGCCACCGGAATGTCTGTTGCCGCAAACAAGGATTTTGGCAGTCCTATGACGGCACTCACTCTGTGGTCACACAGCAGCTGCTTGCGGATATCCGCTTCGGTGTTGCCTCGAAACAACACGCCATGTGGCAGGATGGCTGACATGATGCCGTCATCCTTGAGCATGTCCAGCCCGATCAGGACAAAAGCGTAATCGGCCGCCTTTTTCGGTGGTACCGAGTAGCTGCCGAACCGGATGTCATGCACCCCGTTCCACTTGAGGGAGTAAGGCGGGTTGGTGATAACCGCATCCACCTTGTCATGCGGAAAGTCGTCTGCTTTTGTGACTGTGCCATCCTGGATCCGATAGACAGCCTGCACGTCCTCTGTGAGCAGGTCACCGTGCACGACCCATGCAGATATAGACCGGACAGCGAGGTTGAAGCACAGGAAAGGCACTGCCGCAGATGACAGCTCGTAGCAGATGAACTCCGCATCCGGGTTCCTGCTCCATGCTTCCAGCGTCAGAGAGCCTGTCCCTGAACACAGGTCAGCAATCAGCTGCCGATTTCCGGTTATCTCTGCCACGATCTGGCAGATGCTCTCCGGCGTATAGTCCTGCATCAAGTTCGACCTGTCCGCTTGATTCTCCTGGAAGTAATCCCGGAGATAATCGTGCTTTGTGTTTGGAAACATTTTTTTGTAATTTGAGCATATTACTGACAGCTTTGTGCTGTCATTGATGACTTCCATCATCGCTGCAGGCAGTTCGTGAGGCTCTTTGACTCCAAAAAGCTCATGGATCTTATCTCTGATTTCTGACATGCTGCGGCCCCCTTCCGGCGTGATGACAAAACAAAAAGGGCGCACACGGTACCATGCACGTTCTTGTTGTTTTTGTCTGGTCGATTTCTTCGACACTATCATTTTACACCCTTGACCAGGGTGACTAGTCACCACTTTCAGAGGATTTTGTCCAGTTCCCGGTACAGATGGCTGTGGATCTTGCCACGTGCATATCCATATTCGTCTGCGATGCAGTCCAGGGATTTGGACGTGTGATACAGATCGTGAAGCATCGACTGGTCTTCCGGACACAGGAGACTGGCTTTTTCGGCCTGCAGCAAACTGTAAGTCAGCCAGTCCAGCTTCTTTTCCAGTTCGTCTTTTTTCTCAATCAGCCAGAGCATCCGCTCATCTCCCGTTGACGGGCTTGTTGTCGTGGGCACGGGAAGGGATGACCTCATCTGCTCCGGCGTCATTTCGATGCCGTGATGGCTGAGACCTTTCATGTCCTGGACCACCTTCAGGATCTCCAGATTCGTTTCGTCGATGTCTCTTTTGATGCGGTATTTTTCCCGGTAAGCCGCCAGGAACATTCTTGTGCTTGCCTTCAAATCAAACTCCCTTTCGTTCACATATCCCGAATGACGGACTTTACCGAATCAATGCAGGAATCCCATGCCATTGCGGTATATCCTTCGGATTTCAGCTTCATATCTTCCAACTTCTTGAGCAGCCTGGAGCGGGAGATTTCGTCTCGCCGTGCCCAGTTGTAAGCGAATGACGCAAGATTGAGTCCTCCCGTGAAACACATCAGTCCCATTGCCCAGTATGCTGCATTCTCCATGTCAGATGACCCCCGGCTCCATGCGCCGTGCCAGCTCTTTCTCTGCCAGTTCCAGGACCGCAGCAACATCGCCCTCTGCTGTGTCTGTGATGGACTCTGCGGAGTCCTTGATTGCGAACATCGCAAACATCAGCTTTTTCACTTCATCAAACCTCATCTTTTCGGGCACATTCACTTTCTCTTCTGCTTTCATCTTCTTTTCCTCTTCCATTTCTTTCCTGATTTCTTCCATCCTTGCACCGGCAGCCAGTTCAGCCGCCTGCCGGATCGTGTCGTTTCGTTTGTAAGCCTGCTGCTGCTCGTTTCGCCAGTTGCGTTCGGCGGCGTTTTCGTGAGCGTTGCGGCCTTTTAATTCCGGCAGGGGTGCTGCGGCTGGCATTCCACCAGCCTTTTCATAGGCCCGCTGCTTCTTTGCCAGGGCCGCTGTCAGCTGGACACGGATGTCGTCAGGGGGCTGCATGAGGCCCCGTTCCCATTTGCTGACGATGGACTGGTCTGTACCGACAGCCCTTGCCACCTGCGTCTGGCTCCATTTGTTTTTCTTGCGCCATTCGGCGATTTCCTGTCCGGTCATTTTTCCTCCAACGGCTCCACCTTGAAATTGACGATTTCGTTCATGGCATACCTGTACAAAAAATCCGACATCAGCAGTCCCAGACTATCTCCTGTGTAAATAACCCGTGAGCATAAGAGTTCGCCGGGGTCCTTTTCACCCTTGAACAGGATCGTTACTTTGAGTTTCATTCGTTCTCCCCCATCCAGCACAGCGCTGCTTTTTCATCATCAGTCAGACTCTCGATTGCACGACGACAGTCTGCTTCAGTCTCAAACCAGATGTCGAAAGCTGTAACATTGCGTTCTTTAGCACTCATCAATATCTTGTCGCCTCGCCGAGGATAGACGTGGTATCTATCTCCAAACACCAAACCATCCATTCCCTCATGTCCCCCAGCATCCAGAAATTTCTTTCTGGCTTTCAGGCGATGAACCATGCGTTCGGCTTCTGCTTTGGTCTGGAAGACGTTTCCCATTTCCTTCCTCAAATCATCCATTAAACAATCTACCCATTTGAAAGTCTCAACTGAACCGCAGCCGTATATCGTGTAATATTTCTCTTCACACTCCGGCTTCCACGGCCCTTTCTCTTCCAGCACTTTGATCGTGCCGTCGTCCTGGATTTCGATACGCTTGTCGCCGTTTTCGGCGACGAATTCTTCGAGTGTCATTTCACTTCCCCCAAAATCACTTTCACTTCATCAAGAGCCTGGCTGACTCTCTTATCCAACTCGCTAGGCCAAAAGTTCTCTCTTTTGCTTTTGATCCGCATGGTCCTCAGACACTTCTCTTCATGCCTGAGGACCATCACTGCTCTCTCAATCTTTTCGATGGCTTCGTCGATGGTCATTCCTGGTCCTCCAATTCCTCAAGTTTGTATGCGTTGTTTTCGGTTTTCTCGTACGAATCGACATAGTATTCTTTTTTGTCACCGTTGTAAGTGACCTCAAACAGTAACTTCAGTGCTGGAAACGCGAAGATTCCCTTCCAGTTTTGGAGCGTCTTGCAAGACCAGACAAGCACAAAATTTTCGGTTGAAATTGGATATTCGTCTTCAGGTTCTTCCATGCTCCGTGCAATCAGGATTCGTGCGTTTTCTTCATGGTTCACAGTTTTCATTTCCCCTCATCCTCCAATTCCATCCGCAGATACTCCATGGCCTTGTGCAGGTCTTTGTCCCTGCTCTCCCCGTCCTTGTGTCCTGCTCTTGCAAGGTACTTGATCACATTCCCCAGACAGAATCCCAGGTCCCATCCCTTGATGACGTCGATGGGTTCGGGGGTGAGCTTGTAGTGATCGGGTGTTGTGTGGGAAGGCTTGATGAGTTCCGCATCCTCTCCCAGTGTCAGGATGGGGCCGTCTTCCTTTTCGTACAACTCCAGGAAGTCTTCAATGTTTGCCCCCATTGTGATATTTCTGCTGTCTTTGTACTTAACAATTCGCCTTCCGAACAGCTGATAATCACCGTCAACAATTTTCACGATATAGCGGTCGTCGCCCTTTGACTTCCACCGTTCTCCGGTTTTAGGGTCCGGCTCCTCTTTCCTGGCTTCATCCAATGCGGCGATGATCGCCTTTTTGATGGTGATGCCTTCGGCATTGGCGTCGTTCAAATGGAGCAGTGCGCACTCTGATCTCCCACCAGGCAAGCCATCAAACGGACATTCACGGCAATCTACCCCATGGCAGTTGATGCTTGACTGGTCAATAAGTTTTACAAGCGTTTCAATTTTTGTCATTTTCCTAAAGCCTCCATGATTTCCTCGATGCTGAATGCTTTTGTCGTTCCGTCTGGCAGCCGCATGTTCGGAACGGCGATGAAGGGGATCTCCTGACCTTCTTCCAGGCTGGGGAAGTCTTCCTTTGTGGCGACCCCCGAAATAACGTTTCGTTTAATCCATTCTTTTTCTTTTTTGCTTATCATTTCTTATCATTTAACCAATTTATGCAAGTTGTACTTCTTCCAGTTTCAAGTAGTAGACAAGTCCGGCCCGTGTCCTGACCGTCAGCGGATGACGGGCGTCGATGTCGACGCTTGTGATGACTCCCTTTGCGGGGACTGGCATACAGGTGATGAGTCCAGGCTTGAGGATCCTGACGGGAACTCCGATTTCGTACTCATCGGGAACGCTGCGGCCCAGGTTCTGGCGCGCTTCCATCTCCAGCTCGTGTCTTGCTTTCTCGAGCTCCTCGCCTGCGAGCCTGCCATCGGCGAAATGCAGACCTTTGCAAGCCCTTCCCAGCAGCACGGACCTTCTGACCGTTTCGCCTGTTTTATACCCAATGGCCCTTGCCGCTTCGTTTGGATTTGGATAGGTCTTACCGGTCTCAAGACAGGTCATAGGACCCCAGTTGCGGTATCTGTCCGGTCTGACTTTCATGACCGACCTCAGTATCCCTGGTCCTGCCGCTGGTGATTGATCTTGTTCTTCGCCAGATAAGCCTGGTACACATCCTTGAAATCCAGCTTGAGGTTGCGCATCAACCACATGAGCTGACTGACTGGCGGATAGTTGTTCCATTCACTCAGGCGCAGCATCATCGGCTGGAAGGCGGAAACGACACGCCGTGTCTCAGTGGCGGCAATGGGGTTTTCGTACTCACTGAAAGCAATTGCAGTAAATTTGGACAGCGGCAGCCCGGTTACCTCGTGATGGGCAAGCTGCCAGCTGAGGACGAAGTGCAGGACATCCACGAATTCCTCCATCACCTTCTTGTCGTCCACCGGCGTCTGCGTCTTCTTCCACCAGCACCAGTCAGCTTTCAACTCATGGTTGAGTTCTCCGATTTCGTCCAGGATTGCCGCTACGTACAAGTTCCCATCCAGCAGGTCTTTGTAGGTGATGCCATTGCCCTTGACGATGCGCTCGTCCAGCTTTGCCTGCAGCTTGAGCATCTTCCGCCAGCGGGTGATGAACGCCTTGCGGTCCATGAGTTCTGTCATGCTGCCACCTCTGCATTCAGCCATTTGGCGATCTCTTCCGGGTCCGGTGCGGCTGAGGATCCGTAACTGGGGCAGGCCCCGCTCTGGAAGACAGGGCAGGTGTCACAGTCGTCGAATGCAGCTACGCATCCTGATTCCAGATAGGTCAGCAGTGTCATTTCCTGGACTCCGTGAGGTCCGTCTGCTGCATTTGCCAGTGCGGCGGAAATCTCCGCTGCGTATTTTTCGTGATTTTTCATTTCCGTTTCCCTTTCCGTGCCTTGTGGATCCTGTCCCAGGCTTCGATTCCTTCCCACACCTGCGGCATCCCGCAGCTGCAGAGTGCCTGCCCCAGATGGAGCTTCCGGTTACAGTCGGCGCATCGGTAGACTTTCACGAACCGGCCTCCCAGCAGTGTTGCCTTGTCGTCCCATTCCATGGAGACCTTCGGCTTCATGATTTCAGGCATCATTTCCACCCCGCTTTGTGCAAGTTTTCGTAGGCCTCTTTGAGGTCTTTTCTCATCCTTCTGAGCTTGGTTTCGAGGTCTGAGACACGGTATTTCTGGCCGTATTCCTTTGCTTCGTTCAGCTCCCGATGGACCGCTCTCATGGCTGCCCGCTGCTGCAAAATCATGGGGTGTTCGTCAGCGATTTTGATTGTTTCCATGTCTGTTTTTCCCTCTCTCAAAACGGCAGGTCGTCAGCTTCCAGCGCCAGCGTTTCATCCGGGCTGTAGGGGTTGTCGTGACTGGGTCTGACATTCCCGTCATATTCGAAGCCGCTCTGACGGCCATTTCCAGCCCCGTAGGAGCGATTCTGTGTCCGGACGGGTGAATATCCGCCGTAAGTGCTTTGCGGCCTGTCAGCGGGCTGTGTGCCGTTGTTCCTGCTGTCCAGAAGGTCCATGGATTCGACGATGACTTCTGTGATCTCAACATTCTGTCCCTGCTGGTTCTCGTAGCTGCGATTCTGCAGCCTGCCGGTCACTCCGATCTGGCTGCCTTTGTGGGTGTACTGATGCAGGACTTCTGCTGTCTTCCCCCATGCCTGGCACCGGAGGAAGTCTGCATCCGGCTGTCCCTGTGACTTGAACCGGCGATTGACTGCCAGCGTGAAGTTGGCGACTGTCTTTCCGGACTGAGTGGTCCGAAGTTCGATGTCCTTTGTCAGCCGGCCTGTAAGGTTGGTGATGTTCATGCTCTGTCTCCCATGAATTCGTTTGTCAGCCACACCTGACCTTTGCCCGTGACTTTGGTCGTTTTGGTGATCCGCACGGATCCGTCTGGGTTGGAGATGGTCCGCTCCCTGATTTCGAAATAGCCTTTCTCCATGGCCTTCTGTGTCGGCATGTTCCGGCTTTCCCCGGTCTTCATCAGCCAGCCGTTTGTCCTGATCCAGTCAAACAGCCGTCTCTGTCCGACTTCCACGCCGTTCTGCCGCAGCAGCTTTGCCATGTCTCCGATCAGGATGCTCGTGCTGGATGTCTCCACTGCTTCTGCAAACAGGGCCTTTGGCTTCATCTGTGCGTTCTGGAGTTCTAGCTGCCGGCGGGCTTCCCGTTCTTCCTTGAGCGCCTGGAATGTCCGGATCAGGAAGTCTGGATCGCTGATCAGCTTTTCAGCGGTTTGAGCGTTAGCATAGACGCCATGCTTTCTCAGTGCGGGCAGCACTTCACTGGTCACCCATCGCTTGAAGCGTTTCGCCGATGGCATCTTTGATCCGAGGATCAGACTGTACAGGCCGCTCTCATTGACCAGCCACCCGCCTCTTTGCCCTAACTCGATCCCGAAATGGGACTGAGTTTTTCCATCGACCATCTGTCTGTCTTCCTCGTCAACATGGTCAACGATTGCTTTGTTTGTTCTTTCGTACCCGAGTACCTGGGCAACATCCTTACCGACGAAGTAAGGTTCATCGCCGATTGTGAGTGTGCGGATCCCGGATCCGTCAAAATCAAATGTCTGAATTTCGTTCATTTTTCCCCTTTCTCTCCCAGGCTGAACTGTGCCCGGGCTTTTTCCACTTCCGCCAGCATCTGCTGACGTTCCTGTTCGTTTTCAAAATCCCGTCCCATGTCGCTGTACCAGTCCGGCAGCTGTCCGGAGAATGGTCCGGTTTTCGGTTTCGGCTTCATGTCAGGATCTGCAGCAATCATTTCCAGATACTTCGGCACATTCGTGACCTTTTTCTGCGGATCCCGATACAGCCTTTCGCTCAGTTCGTCGATTGCCGCCTGTCCAGTTTCCGGAAAGTGTGAAAGAAATTGGTCAAGCTCAGCAGCGGCCATTTTCACGTTGTTGTGGGGCCCTATAGTAATTACTTTTTGCTTGCTGCTTTTATATTTTTCTTGCATTCTTTCATTCTTATCATTCTTGTTTGTTGTCACTGGTGTGTCAGTACTGTGTCGGTACTGTGTCACCGGTGTGTCAGTAACTGTGTCGGTCAGCTGGTATTTTTCATAGTTTGTCAGCTGTATAAGCGTGTATCTGGATGTTGTTGACTGTGTCACTTCGTGTGTCGAAATTAGATGTTTTATTGCCGTTCTTACTCCTCTTTCTGAGATGTTAGTTTCGGCAGATAATTTGCGAATTGAAGTGATTATGGCCCCTGCGGGTACGTCGATTCCTCGCCATTTTTGCGGTCTGTGGTTGGCCGTCAGGAGGAGATGAAAGAACAGGCGGCTGGTGTTTGGATCCTTGTACCATTCCCATTCCGTCATCTTCCGATGCACTTTTATCCACCCGTTCTCCATCAAATTCCCTCCGCTTTCCTGGCTAGATTTCTGACAGAGTCACGCAGACCTGCGGGGAGATCGCCCAGTGTTTTTCAACCTCCAGATAGACGATTTCTTTGTCGTCTCCGTAGGCGATTCCGTTGAGAGCATCCAGCACGATCTTGGCCAGGTTGTCTGCGTCCGGCCGTTTCTGGGGGCGCAGCTCGTCTGTCAGCATCTGTTCCCGCTTTCGCTGGCTGGTGCTTTTCGGGATGGTGAAATAGGCGCGGATGTGGGCTTTTATCGGCCCATTCAGGCGGTGTTCCTGCCCGACGTGATGCATGTATGCCAGCTGCACAAGCTGCTCATACTGGGCCGTTTTTTGAGGTGTGACAGCCCTCCCGGAGGCCCGCACGAAGCGGGGGCGGCCCTTGGCGCAGGGCTCGCCCGGGATGGTGAAACTAATCTGCTGCCGGCTCATCTCTCACCTCTCCGGTGACAGGGTCAGTCCTGGCATCCAGCTGGCGCCGTTCTTCCTCTTCGACGTCCCGTTCTTCAAAATCCACGTCCCAGACGTTGGGGACCTCTTCCATGTGCTCCGTGATTTCCGTCTTGACCGTCTGATCTGTAGCAATCTGAGTGGCTGTCTCCGTGCTCAGCGGCATGTATTTCAGCAGCTTTTTCAGCACCGTTTTCTTGGCCATTTCGTCAAAGTTGTCGTCCCATGGGGAGCGTTTTGCCTTGCTGTATTTCTGGCGATGATTGATAACATCCTGTTTGCTCATGACCACGAATCCTTCACCACCGTTTACCATCTTGTAGACAGCGTAGTAGAATTTCGCCTCACCCCGGTTGGACACTGCAGGCTTGTGTTTCAGGGTCATGGCCAGGCCCAGTTCGTAATCGAATTCGTCGCCTTCGTATACCGTTTCGGCTCCGATGAATTTGACCTGTCCGGATCTGTGAGCCAGGTCCAGAAGTCCCTTGTATCCCAGCTGAAACTGGCATTCCATGCGGTTTTTGGAGTTGTTGCGGTACGGGATCAGGTAAGCCTGACCCAGTGGCGTGTTAGGCTCAAGGCCCAGCTGCGCACTCTGCATCATGGCAGCCAGGAATGTTGTGGGGTCACACTCTCCCAGAGCCTTGTTTCCGGATACTGCCGACAGACAGATGCGGGTAAAGCGCTCCGGTGTGATGCTCTTCGGCAACGCCATTTTGATTGCCGGCATCATTTTGTTTATCTGGTCCTGCAGGGTCAGCGGCCTGTTTCCTGTGGCTGCGACCTGCGCCTGTCTTGCGCGGGTGATGGCTCCCGCCTGGTTTACTGTCATGCTGTCGTCCTCCCTTTCTTCGGTTTCAGCTTCTTGATGAGCAGCGGCCTGCTCTGGCTTTCACTGGTGCATTCTTCCCAGGCTTCCGGGAAATCCTGCTCCAGCTTGGCCTTATTGACGGTGACCGTGATCCGCGGTTTGTAGGTCACGGAGTAGTTTTCATATTGGCCTTTGACATAGGGTCCCATGGCGTCACGGATCTGGTTGTCATAGACGGATTTCAGCTCCTTCAGGGCCTTTTCTTCCACGTCCAGCTTGGCCCGCTTTTCCAGCAGCTCCGCCAGGTCTTCCATGTCCCTGACGACGTCCTCCGGCTCCAGCGGTTCATCCCGCCACATCAGCGACTCTTTTGTGGAATCTGAGCCGTCCAGCATGGGCGGTTTTTTGTCCTGCACCAGCTGCCAGAATTCTTTTTCTGCGCTGATCAGGGCCTCTATTTCCGACTCGTCGCGCTCGATCCGGTGCCAGTAGAATCCCTTGCCCATGACCAGGATGGCGATGTACCAGGCGTCTGCTCCAGTGACAGCCATGTAGTGATAGCATTGGGCGTAGTAGCTGGGCGGGATGTCTCCGCCTTCGTAATCCGTGTGAGTCAGGGCATTGGCCGTCTTGCACTCCAGACCAGCATTCTCAGACACCAGGAATCGGTCCACATTGGCCCGCATGAAGGGATTTGCCGTGGACTCGAAGGAATAGCCGGACCGCTGGACTTTCTTGCCTGTGGCCTCAGAAAACCGCTCTGCGACGTACTGCTCCATGTCCCGGCCCATCCGCATGGCTTCGTTGTCAGGCACTTCGTCCGGGATCATGCCGATTTTTTCGCCCCACAGCGTGTAGGCCGACTTGTAAGGATTCAGGCCCAGGATGGCACCGGCATCACTGCCGCCGATGCCTTTCCTGCGCTCTTTCAGCCACACTTCGTGCACTTCGGATACCGGGATGGCTCTGGCCACGCCGGACTTGACGACGCTCTGTTTATTCACAGGGCATCTCCCAGTGTCAGCAAGCCGCTGGCCCGCAGCTGGTCAAGCGTCTTTGCCTGCTTGGCAGTGACCTGGGTGCCTGTGGCCAGATGGCTCCAGACACAGATGCAGCCGGACAGGCCGCAAAGCCAGGTCATGAAATCGCAGTAGTATTCCCGGGGGCACTTCGCCTCCAACTCCTCCCGGGTGATGTTCCGGTGCTCGCAGATGTAGCGGATCAGATACTCCTGGTGGCTCGGTACTGCGTAGTGCACGGATCCATCCGGGTGGATGACCACCTCGAGATAGTTGATAAAATTTTCTTTATGCTTCTGGATGTCAAAGTCTGAGTGCAGGTCGTAAGATTCAGGCATCAAAATCCTTCCTCTCTGCGGCTTCCTTGAGTTTTTTCAACAGTGCCGCAAGCGCCTGAGCCGTTTCTTTGTCTTTCGGCTGGGCTTCGTCTTTCGGCCGGATCCGGAAGGCTTCCGACATTCCACGGCTGAGCGCTTGCGTGATATTTTTCGCTGTGGCCTCTGCCATGAGGTCATTTCGGGCATCCGCAGAATCAAGGCCAAAGCAATTCTCTGAAATTCCGTTGATGATTACGCAGCTAATGATGTTTCCGGCATCCAGCATGGTGAACGAACCCTCGCAGACAGACCTCTGGATCTGGGCGATGATGTCCACCATCTGCTCACGGGTGTAAGTGGTCTTTTCAGGCATCTGCTTCGTCCTCGCTTTCTTCGGATTCGGCTGTGTCTTCGCGCTTGAGGGGAGATTCGAAGATTTCAACCTTGGCACCGTCGTCCACAGCTTTCCGCACCTTGTCCTGGACTTCCTTCGGCAGCTTGCTGATCAGTTCTTCTTTCTGCTGCATGGACTCCATTGCCGCCTGGTGCCGTGCTCGTGCCTTTTCCATGGCTGCGTCCTGTGCTGCATCCCCCAGCTCATCGCATGTTTTCTGGTCAGGAGCATCGAATACTTCGTTGCAAAATGCGCTGCAAATGTGAGACGCCAGGTCTCCGCACAATTTGACTTTTTTAGGCTTGAGACCCTGGCTGAACTCTGCTGTGTCCAGCATGATTTCCGCGAGAATCTCTACTTTCTGTTCCTGTGTAAATTCAATCTTTTTGTTTTCCATGATTTTTGTGTCCTTTCGTTTGTGCACACCGTCCAGCCCTCAGAGCTGGCGGAACGGAGGCTGTCATGTCGAGACCCGGCTGTAAGCTTTTGAAAGAAGGATTTTATCCGTACAGAATTTAGGGGGAAATACCTGCGCCTGCAGGGGCAGCCTCCTGATGATCCCGGGTCCCGCACTCCGCCAGCCTTGACGGCTGGACAGCATGCGTTAAAATTTAGTTGTACTTGGTTCCGCTTGTTGCTTATGCATCAGGCGGTTTTTTTGTTGTGTTCCATGGTTTCGCCTTTCATTCGCAGGCGACGTCCAGATACTTCGCGATGATTTGTGCAGCCTCCATAAAGCCATCCAGTCTGCCCTGCTCGTAATCGCTGGGGTAGTCCTGGCCCAGGTTCTTATCCGCCCAATCAGCTTTCCAGTCATCGAACTCCGCCTCGATCTGGCTGGTTATTGCTTCGTAGTCCATTTCCTTAACCTCCAAACACCGCCCGGAACACCGTCGGTGCCGCCAGGACCGCAGCCACCAGGAGCGGGCATCCAACAAACATCAGGATGTCATCTACCAGCTCCCGCTTGCGATGCTGCTCGGCTTCCGCCTGAGCCAGAACGTTCCGGCGGTCTGTTTCCTGCCGCCAGGACTCATAGAAATCCGGAATCATGCCAGTGGCTCCGTTCCGAAATTCTTTGTCAGCAGCCGTTCGGTCTGGGTGGCGGTCATGGCGACTTTTTCCCCTGCCTTCAGGGTGTCTTCTTCCACCTGGTCCAGAGATGTGGTCAGGTCCCCGAACCATTCATCCCAGTTGATGTGGCTCGGGTTGCTTTTCATGTCCCTGATGCACTGCGCCAGTCTGATACCGGCCTCTTTCAGCAGCGTTTGCGCATCCTGCAGGCGCTTCACGTTGTAGGCGATGATTTCAGCGGAGTTGTCCAGGGTTCCCTGCTCTGCTTTCTTTTTCATGCTGCCTGTCCTTTCTGCTTCTTCCATTCGTCGCATGCTGCCCGGTGTTTCGGGTCTGAGTAGTATCCCGGCATATCTGCCGCGATTGCCTGCGCCAGCTGACGCAGGACTGTTTTTTCCTGTTCGCTCAGCATTTGTATGTCCTTTCTTTGATGTATTCGAGTGTTTCCTGTGGTGTCAGGTAACCAGTGGGGTCCTCTTCGTGGTTTCTGTCCCAGGCTTCAAGTAACCCTTCTTCTGCTCCGTGTGAGTAGCACAGCGGCCAGTAAATCACCGAAATGGGGTCACCCTTCCCGACATCGGCCAGAATCTGTTCCTTAT